TACAAATATGAGTATTACTAGGGTTATCATACCAATACCTATGACTAATCCTATCAATCTTCTATTTCTCTCTTTTTTTTCTTGTTGTTTTCTGTAGTTTGAAATGCCAAACGTCTTACGTCTATACTCTTTTTGCTTGTTCATAATATATAATCGTGTTTAATTGTATGTCTTCATACCGGTTACTGTTTATGTCCCATGCTAATATCTTATCAGATGGTTGTTGTTGCTTTACTATTGCGTCCATCAATGTATACTCACCTATTATAACTCTGCCAGATAGTATAGATTTAAACTTTATTAATGTAGGACCGTTTTTTAATTGTTCGTGAAGTTTTTTGAAATCTACTTTTTCTGTCATAGTATGATCTTATTAGAAATACTCTGGTGTAAGCTACAACGGTCATCCAGAGAGTTATAGTTGTACCGATATGGAATGGGTCTGTCCATCCCAAACCATCTATAAGTATATATAGTCCTAATAAGTTTAATGGATAATTGATAAGTAAGCCAGTACCAACAGTCATAGCTGTTTCTTTATGTCTTTGTCTTACTTGTGTAGTCAATTATCTCCTTCTTCTAGCGTATGGGTTACGTCCTTTGAATAAATTAGCATGCTCTAATCTTTCACGTTTTTGTTGTCTTAGTACACCTTCTTTAAGCTTTCTTTTTCGCTTGGCTGTTGGCTTCTCATAGAACTCTCTTTTTTTGAGCTCTTGTAATAGTCCAGATCTTTCTACATATTTTTTAAACTTACGCATCATCTGATCAAATGTTACCCCTTTAGGTCTATTATTATCTCTTCGTTTAAATTTACCGTCGAAATTTCTAGCTTGATAGTTTGGTCTTGGTTTTCTCATAATTAAAATTAAATAAACAATAGTTAAATAAATCGCCCCAGAAGTCTTTGGACTTTCCTCTGATATCTGGTTTGTCGTAAAAATATAATGACTCGCATGTCGTTATACTATAAAATCCAGCAAACGTGATATCTAAATTAGGGTACTTATTATCTATTATAGTATATTCTTCATGGGAGTTCAACACCAATATCTTTATATCAGGCTTCAGATTATTCACCTCCTCGATGAGCCTGCTAGTATAGTTATCCCATCTTGCAATAATTATACATTCAACAGGATGGTATGGTGTCTTAGTAATAGATGGGTGTGTAAATTTATCCCAATCCACTCTATAAGTACCTCTGGCTACTCGCCTTGCTGGGTCTTTTATAAACAATCTATGTTCAGACGCTAGGATATTGAATAGTTGATACCCTAAATCGTCTGAGTGGCCGTAGATTATAATATTATGTCGTTTCAAATTATTGGATGTCTGTTTTGTATTTCTAAATTATCTTTGAGTTCAAACTCCATACACTTAGATGAATCTGTTACTTTAGCACGTTTTACATCTAAGCCAGTAAGTTGTTCAAATTGTGCTAATGATCTATGTTTACCTAACTGATATTGCTTTTCTATATCAGGATCACCATTAATAACTTGTTTTAACCGTTCATGTGAACTGTCTCTTAATCTACCTGCATTAGCATGATCATCCCAATGCAATTGTCTGTATTTAGTTTCTGGTGTGGTGTAAAGGTGCCATACTGGTAGCTTAGATGTATGGTATATGTCTATTCCTCTAGTAAAGCATTTAAGAGCAATAGATAGCTCATCTTCTTCAAAGTAAAAACGTCTATCATATGGTACTTCTTCTACAAATTTATTTGAACCAAAGATACAACCACCAGATACAAAAAAACCTCTGATTGGATCAAAAGTGTCTGATGTGTGAGATATCTGTCTACAGTAATAACCATCAACAAATGCTCTTCCATTGATAATTTTAATTTGTCTAGTTTTTCCTTCATCTTTACTTAACGCTGGTGTGCTATTCTCCATATAAAACGGGGCAGGGTATGTAGATAATATAATATCTCTTGTATTATTTTTACCCACTTTACTGTTGTAAATATCATAATAATTTTGTACAAAATAATAATCCCATGCTTTGTCTACTAAAGTATGAGAATCTATTTGAAAATAAAAATCTTGATATTCATACATTTCTTGACAATGAGATCTTGCCCAAGCACATCCTTTTGAAGCATGTGCAGGTACGTGCATATATACTACATTTTTAAATTTTTCTAGATCAGTTTTTTCATTTGATTGTTCAAATACACCAATAGTTATATTATCTGGTTTAGATGCATTATCTAACAATGATTCAACTGTTTGTTTGAGTAAAATGTCTCTATATGATACTATTGATACAAATATACTATTCATATTGTTCTATATTTTCTGTTAAAATGTGATGTTTTGGTTTCCATCCTAATGATTCTAATACACAAGGATTAGCACATGTGTAAGTTGCTTCCCCTGTTACCTCTTTTACAGGATATGGTCCTTTACCATATTTTTCTACCACTTCTTCTACTGAGCAAGGCGAACCACAACCAACATCAACACAACCAGTTATATCTTCTCCTTTTTCCATAAGTAATATTATACCATCTGTTACATCATCTACATGTGTCCAATCTCTCTGATGATCAGTAACATATTTAATTCTATCTTTCAATAGCATATCAAAAAACATATCACCTCTAGATGATGGACCAAACACGGTAAAAAATCTTAAACCAATAGAATTTTCTGGGGCAATTTCTTCCATAGCTTTCTTTGTCATAGAGTAAGGGGACTTCCACCATTGATAGATAGATGATGACGATGCATATAATATTTTAGTTTTACCACAATCTGAAAAGTAATCAAATATCTTTTTTGATGCTGTAACATTAACATCCCAATATTCATCTGGCATTTGATGGGATTGTCTCACACCAGCCATAGCAGCTAAATGAACAACAAAATCAAATTTAGTATAATATCCTCTAGGCTTAAAATCTCTGATATCACCAACATATTTTTCAACTTGATAACCTTTATCTAATAATTTAGCTACTAGATTAGAGCCTATAAAACCTTCACCACCTGTAACTAGTACTTTCTTATCCATACATCGTCTCCATTAAATTTCTAATTAATAAAATTAATCCAACACCATTGACTGTTATAAGAGCTCTATCGTTCCACATAAAAGATACTATAAGCCATAAACCAACACCAACTATTGACAGATATAAATCAATGTCTGAATTAATACCTCTAAACGACATAGCAATTAATACAAACACTGACGCTATCCATTTTAAATACCAATCTAGTGTATACTTTGGGGTTGCTGATTTAAATATTCTTCTACTATTTTGTATTTCTTCTTTACTAAACTTTGTCATAAAACATTTTCACCAATTCATCTTCCATTAAATATGCTTCTTTCTCCCATGGAGTCTTTTTGTAAGGTGCAACAACTTCAACCCCTTTCCATTTTTGAGTTGATGGACTTAACTGACCTTTAATAAATTGTTTAGCATGCACCAATTCATGAGCTATATTTAGTAATAAATTTCTTAAATCAAAATAGTTTCCATCTTCATCATATTTTGATATAGTAATAGTAGCCTCATTTCGATCACCTAGGCATTCACCATAGTTCTCCATGTTTCTCACAAACTCTACGGTAATGGAAATGTTCCTCTTATATGGATATGGTAGTAGGTAATCTAGGCACAGAGCAATAAATCTCTCGATAACAGGTCTGTTTTTAATTGGTCCATAAGTATGAAACTCAATCATTATTTTCAGCCTCGTATTGATCTCTGTACCGGATAAATTCACCTATCCATTTATCTCTATTAGTCTTGAATACTTGTACTTCACCTGTTGAGCATGCTACTATTGTAACTAATTGACTGACTGGTATATTTGTGTTCTCTTCAAACATTACAGCATAAGCTGACTCTTGCATAAAGTAGCCTGTAACCCATTCTTCTTTTTTAGGTTTACTAGATGTCTTCCAATCAATGATAGATATTTTACCATCATAATCAGCTATTAAATCGACTGTACCAGCACATCTCAAATAGTCAGACATCATCTGACCTTCAATAGTTCTTATGTTATCTATATGCTCATCTGCTTGAGCTTTGAACATCTTAAAAAGCTCATACTCATTTGGCATTGACTCTGGCAAGAGATCTGATACCAGATAATGTTCAATTAGAGCATGAGCTTTCGTACCTTGTCTAGTCGCTTTAGTAGTTATTCTATTAGCTTCTGCTTCACCTACTCTAGCTCTCCATTCTTGGATAGATTTTCTAGACTTGAGCGACGTTATCGAAGTTACTGATGGATACGCTCTTGAGATGTCCCCTTCTCTGTGATAATGCCTCTTTCCGTTGATAGTAGTTCTCTTGAGTTGAGGAAACTCCACGATATTCTGGATGAATGTTTTCTGATCTAACATATTCTCTCGCAATTATATATTCTTTCACAAATCCAGATCTGACTATATCCTCTTTGTGGAACTCTATAGCTGAAACACTTTTCATTTTCATAAGTATCTCTGCTATGTGTCTGAATCCTGATTCTTCTTTCCATAAGTCTGATTGTCTTAAGTCTCCACATAATATAAGTCTTGAGTTGTCACCCAATCTAGTAATAACTGAGTTAAGCTCATGATCTGATAAGTTTTGACATTCATCTACTAATACTATGCAATTATCTAAAGTTATACCTCTTACAAAAGATGTGGTCATAAACTCGACCATCATCTTTTTCTTTAATAACTCGTATGCATCCCCCCTATTGAATAATTTACCGAAAACTTCATGGTATGGCAATTCATACACTGATGATTTATCATCGAGCTTGCCTGGTAAGAATCCAACCTCTCTTGATGGTACTGCTGATCGTATGATAACAAGCTTATTGTATACTTCATCAAGTATATCACACACTGCAAGATATGATGATAAGAACGTTTTACCCGTTCCAGCATATCCGTATAAAAATAAATGTTGTCCTTTTTCATATTGATCAAATACTTCATTCTGTGTGTCTGTTAAAGGTTGAACCTCTCTTGGTAAAAATTTGTTTGTAAATCTATCATTATAATCCATCACTCCTTGCATAGCCAGCTTTCTTTTTTGTTTTCTGGTAAGTTTTGACATTTGTATCCTTAATCATTTGCCACCTCTAAATCCATATTTTTGGGCTATATTATCAGTTTTAACTCTTTTTGAAGTTCTAGAATTGTATTTCTTATCTACTGCAGAGCCAGGATTAGCGTCACCTATCCTTTTCATCATGTCGTTGAATCCGCCATCTTTATTATTATGAACAGAAACAGTGCCCCCAATAATATTTGGTGCTGTGACAATTTGTTTTATATTTGGGTTTTCGTTAAGATATGATTCACGGCCTGATATAGAGAGTATCTTTTCAAATACTTCTCCAGTATCATTGTTAATAAATGAGTATGTAGGCATTAAGAATTACCTCGCATATTTCTATTTAGCTTACTGCAATCTATCATATTCTAAATGTGTCCACATTTCTTGTTTTTTATCTAAATCTGTCCATGTAAAATCTTGTTTATCATGAGGACATCTATAACCATAACCTTTTTCTTCCAACTCAACCATTAGATTATGAAATCGTTTTACTTCTTCCATCCTATTCTTTTCATTAGGATCAACAACATCATCACATGTTCTGATAAACCAAAACATTTCTGAATAATCATATTTCATATTAAATCTTAGAAAGGAGTAATCTACTCCATGATAGCCTACAAATGCTTGATCGTACCCTCCTCTTGACCAAAATTCAGGTTTAGATACGAGATAAGAATTACGTCCAACTTTAGGTCCAAAATTGCCTGGAAAATAAACAAATTCGTTATCTAAAAATACAACATTGCGTTGCACTCTATGTAAGCATCTTGCTGATATAACCCAATCACTGTCTAACAAGAAATTCCATTTGTTAGTGGTATCTCTCATTAGACAATTTTTGGCCCCCTCATTGTTCCAGCCATGGTCTTTTTCAATTCTTAAGACTGTCCAATGTTTAGGTACGTTAATTTCGGTAATAGGGATAGTTTGTGATCCATCATCAATAACGGTATAGTCCCATAATCTTCCGTCTGGATCTATTTTATTATACCAGTCAAATATTCTACCCATGATGTCTGGGCTATTGTAATAAGTATAATTTAATCTGATTCTTGTTTCATGAACATTTGAAAACCATCCAGATAATGTCTTGCCATGATCTTTTATTCCAGTATAGTTATCAAAATATGATGTATCACTCATTAGGCAGTAAGTCTGGGAAAGCCTCCTTTACAACCTTTTCAGTTAATCCTTTAACTGGTGGTTTCTTTTGAATCATATTAAGCAATATTTTTGCATCTTCAGGGTGTATAGTCTCTAACATCTCAATAAAAAGCATTTCTCTTTTAGATTGATTAGCAACTGGACGTCCCCCTTCAATAAAGAGATCAAACTTTCTTGCTTGTGAATGTAACACTGTTTCTACCTGAGCACCATCAGTTTCAGAATATGGTGGTATAGAATCAGGTAATAAAAATTTAATTGCTGGATGAAAACATCCTTGTAATACAGATCTGCATGCAAAATTATCAGCATGCTCTTTTAGATAATCAGCTTTAGCTTTTAAACTTTTTAGCTTTGCTGCTTCTTTGAATATTTCAAATACACCTTTAGTCATCTCAAAATTCTCCAATATGTTCGACAAGATTTTTTAATCTTTTTTCAATGAAATAGTTAAACAATTTATCTCTGCTGTTGCCAGGCTCTTCAAATTGTTCTAGAATATTTAGCTTTATCTCATCAGGTGTTTGAGATAGATCTACTAACTGCTTGTTACGCATATAATTACGCTTAAGCTCTTCATCAGGCAAATTATCAATAGTTTTACCATTAACAACTAGAACACTTTCCATAAACTTTTTACGTAGAGGTTTCTGCCTACCGTTTATTAAACAATCATCTTTAGATAGAATATTAGGTATACCATCACCTCTATCACCTTTTAGAATATGCTCTTCTAAAAATAAATCAGGCTGAGAATTTTTAATCCAAGTTTTTCTAACTGGATCATATTGCTTAACATTAACATAGTTTTGAAGCTGAACATAATCTTTATCACCAGACAATATTAATATCTGACTACACCCTTCATAAAACAATTCAACTCCATGTGCATGGCAAATTGTACCAATAACATCATCTGCTTCTGCTCCATCAACTTGAATGAATTGATATGGAAATACATCTCTTAACTCTTCTTTAATTCTGTTAAGGGATGTCCAAATAGTATTCCAATCTAAACCAGACTGATCTCGCCATGCTTTTCTATGTGCTTTATAGTAGGGGAATATATCTCTTCGCCAATAGTGCTTATCATCAGAAGCTATGATTAACTCACCAAAGTCATCATAAAATTTTTGTCTATAGCCTCTGATGGCATTTAGCACCATATGACGTAATAAGTCTTCTTGTACTTCAACATTTTTAGCATTGCCTATCTGAACCATAAGGTTAGATATCATTGTTTGGTTTAGGTCAACTATAATCATAATGTATTATTATATGAACTTTTTAACTTGAGTTCAACTAGTCAAGATGAAATTTAATTTCGTGCCCTTCTTGATTAACCATTTTCTCAAATTGTATTTCATGCAAAGTATGCTCTTTATTATATAATCTGTAGATGGCTGACTTAATTGATTCATGAATCAAAAGTAAGTCTAATTGGTTAAGCTTATCATATGGATTGTATGGTAGTCTAGATGTATCTAATTGATTAAATACATTAAGAGAAATGTCCAAGGTAGTGTCAATGATGTGATCATTTAATAACTCTTCCTTGGACTTTTGTGGTGTGTCTTCTAGTTTAACACCCGGAAATGGTATAATTTTTGCCATACCATTATTTAGGCTCACTATTAACCCTTTCTTCCAGCGTGAGGGTATGGCTTAAGACCGTATGCAGCTCTTTCAGCATCATCGTCATCAATAGTCCATTCCTTT